TGCATCAGGTATAGACGGGGCAACTGGTTTAGATGGTGCAACTGGTGCTACAGGTGAATTTGGTAGTACTGGAGCAACGGGAGAAACAGGCGCTACTGGTGCATCAGGTATAGACGGGGCAACAGGTGCAACTGGACCGGTAGCAGGGTCTAATACTCAAGTTATCTTCAATGATGCAGGCAGTGCAGGTGCTAGTGCTAACTTAACTTTTGACAAAACTACAAACACATTAACAGTTACTAGTGCTAATGTAGGAGTACTAACAGCATATGGTCTTATCAATTTGCCAGGACCAACAGCAGGTCTATTAGCAGGGGGAAATACTTTAACTGGTGGAGTATGGGCCGGAGGATTCTATCAGACTGAATTTAATAATCCATATTGGATAGGTACACAACCTACTACTTATGATTTGGGCACAGGTGATCCAGATTTTACAATTGAATGTTGGTTTAATTGTTTTAATAATAACCCTGCACTTGCAACTAATTTCAACGGGGTTGGTGCTATATTATTTGGCGGAGGTTCTCCCTATCATTCTAACCCAGCTTGGTATATAGGAATAAATTCTACAACAGGTCTATTAGAAGTTTATCTAGATGGTATGGGACCTTCAGGATATATGTATTCAACAAATACAATAAATCTAAATCAATGGTATCATGTTGCTCTTACAAAAGCTAGCGGAGTAGCATATTTATTTGTTAATGGTATACTACAAGGGACTCTATCATTATCGTCTGGTTTACCGGCCGGGGATGTTCCATTGTATATTGCTAGTCCAGGAAATGGCGCTGAGTATGGTTGGGGTGGCACTTTTTACGGAACAATAACTAATGTTCGTCTTGTTAAAGGTATAGCAGTATATACAACTAATTTTACACTACCAACTACATCATTTACAAGTACTCAAACTGCTAATACAAATGGTAATCCATCAGCAGCTATTACTGGAACAGAAACACAAATATTAACATTACAAAGTAATCCTATAGTAGATAACTCATCATATGCTACGGTATTAGAGACTTATAATACTGTAGCAGAATTTGTACCGTCACCGTTTGGTGGTCCTACAATGACCAAGAGATCAGGATTTCTTTATAACGGTAATGCATGGATAACTGACAGCGGGTTAGTTGTAAACAACACTGATTCAGGTAATGTAAATTTTGCAAATACAGTAGCTGTTACATTAGGTAATGTAAGTAACTTACATATCAGTGGTGGTAGTAGTGGATATGTATTAAGTACGGATGGAGCAAATAATTTAAGTTGGACTGATATTGGCGCCGGCGCAATGGGGGCTACCGGTGCTACTGGATATGATGGGGCTACCGGTGCTACTGGATATGATGGTAGTACAGGTGCTACTGGATATGATGGGGCTACCGGTGCTACTGGATATGATGGTAGTACAGGTGCTACTGGATATGATGGTGCTACCGGAGCAACTGGATATGATGGTAGTACAGGTGCTACTGGATATGATGGTAGTACAGGTGCTACTGGATATGATGGTAGTACAGGTGCTACTGGACCAGTAGCAGGATCTAATACTCAAGTTATCTTCAACGATGATAACGCAGCAGGCGCAAGTGCTAACTTAACTTTTGACAAAAACACTAACATATTAACCGTTACTGGTAATATATCAGCAAATACTATAGACATATCAAATACTGCTAATTTCTCATTAGCAACTAATGTGTCATTAGGTAATGTTGCTAACCTGCATATAACCGGAGGAACTGCAAATCAAGTATTAAGCACAGATGGTTCTGGAACACTATCATTTAAGACTGGCTCTATAACCGTAGTAGGTAGAAGTGGCAATATTTCAATACCGATAATCTTAAGTTGATAAATACTAATTGACACACAAGTATTGAATATGGCAACTAATTATTTCCCCTTAATCGCAAACGCAACAGCAAATACTATAAATGAACTATCTGCCGGTGATAATTTAGATTTAACCGGAAGTAACATTGCAAATGCTGTAAGTATTACTACGGGGAATATTACGGTATCAGACACATTATCTTTACCTAATCCATATCTTTCTAGTATACAAAGTCCTACATCAGGCCCAGGGGCTTGGGCAGCAGCATATACTACTGCTTACTTATCATACGCAGTATCAGCAGACCCAACTGCTACTCAAATTAACACAATGGGCGGGCTTGCTAACAAGGCTTCTACATTTGAATTTTGGGTATATAATACTATAACTCATACTGATGATGCAATAGGATTAATCACTAATCTTCAAGGTGCAGGTGTCGACGGTAGAATAGCTATCAGACTATGCCAAGCGGCTACAGCGAATGACTTTATGCCCGTTCAGTTCCAATATACTACTAGTCCAAGTGTAGGTGTTACGATACAAACTACATCTACTGGCGTACTACCTAATCAATGGTATCATATTGCAATTGTTATTGACGCAACTACACCAGCTTCTAGTACTATAACAATTTATGTTAATGGTGTAGGTGAAACATTTACTGGTCAAGATTTATCTAGTCAAACTGTATTCTATGATAATGGATTTTGGTTAAAAGCCAATAATGGATATGGTCTCATTGGTTACATGAGTAACTTAAGAATAACAATTGGTGTTGGAGTATATACAGCTAATTTCACCCTGCCTACAGGACCACTAACGGTCACCCAATCATCAAACACAAACGGTAATCCAAGTGCTGCTATCAGTGGTGCAGAAGTAGTTTTATTGACGTATCAAGATAGTACGGTAATAGATAATTCAACTTATGATTTTGCTATAAACACCGGTGGACTTATTTACCCTGCATATGTAGTAACGCCATTTGGTGGAACATATACTACCTTATCTAATATTGTATATACAGGTACTGTTTGGACAACCGACAGTGGTCTTGCAGTAAATAACTCAATTACAGGTGTAATTGATTTTATAAATACCGCTAATGTTAGTTTAGGTAATGTAAGTAACTTGCATATCAGTGGTGGTGCTAGTGGTTACGTACTAACTACTGATGGAGCAAATAATTTAAGTTGGACTGCTGGAGGAGGAGGCGCCGCAGGTGCTACTGGTGCTACTGGCATAGACGGAGCAACAGGTGCAACAGGCAATAACGGAGCAACTGGTTCATCTGGTATAGATGGTGCAACGGGTGAGATAGGTGCTACTGGTTCATCAGGCATCGATGGAGCAACAGGTGCTACTGGTGTTACAGGTAACGACGGCGCAACAGGCGCTACTGGATTAGATGGCGCAACTGGATATATAGGAACAACGGGTGCTACAGGTGCAACTGGTGTAGTTGGAACCACAGGGGCAACAGGCGCAACCGGATATGATGGCTCAACTGGTGCTACAGGTGCAACCGGATATGATGGCTCAACTGGTGCTACAGGGGCTACTGGCGCAACCGGTGCAACCGGTGAAATAGGGTCAACGGGTGCAACGGGTGCGACTGGTGCCACAGGCGAGATAGGAAGTACAGGTGCAACTGGTGCTACTGGATACATAGGAACGACTGGCGCTACTGGTGCAACAGGTGCAACTGGCGAAATAGGTAGTACTGGTGCAACAGGTGCAACTGGCGTAGTTGGCACAACAGGCGCCACTGGTGCTACTGGATATATAGGTAGTACTGGTGCTACAGGTGCAACTGGTGAGATAGGTAGTACTGGTGCCACTGGATTAGGCGCTACTGGTTCTACAGGTCTACAAGGTGCTACTGGTGCCAGAGGTACTAGTTCAAGTCTATTCTTGTATAAAGCAAATACAGGTGCAACTTCAGGTGATCCAGGTAATGGTTATATTCTTTGGAATAATGCTACTCAAATTGATGCGACATCAATTAATATCAGTTATTTGACAGATGATGGTACTGATATTGATGTGTTCTTAGCGTTGCTTGAAGCTACAGAAACAATTCTTGTACAAGATCAAAATAATAGTGCTAACTATCAAAATTTCTTAATCACAGGATCTCCTACAAATAACACAGGATATTGGATAGTGCCAGTGGATTTAACTAGTTCAAGTGGAACTGGTACTACTAACTTTGCTAGTAATCATTCATTGTTCTTGGCATTGGTACAGGGTATTCAAGGTGCAACTGGACCAATAGGTAGTACTGGTGCAACAGGTGCTACTGGTGCAACAGGTACAATTGGTAGTACTGGTGCTACAGGTGCAACTGGTACAATAGGAAGTACAGGTGCAACTGGTGCAACGGGCGTACAAGGAACAACAGGCGCTACAGGTGCTACTGGATATATAGGAACTACAGGTGCCACCGGCGCAACAGGTGCTACTGGATACATAGGAACTACTGGCGCTACTGGTGCAACAGGTGCAACTGGCGAAATAGGTAGTACTGGTGCAACAGGTGCAACTGGCGTAGTCGGCACAACAGGTGCTACTGGAGCCACTGGTGTAGGTAATGATGGTGCTACAGGTGCAACCGGTAATAACGGAGCAACAGGAGCCACTGGTGTAGGTAATGATGGTGCTACAGGTGCAACCGGTAATAACGGAGCAACAGGAGCCACTGGATTAGGAAGCACAGGTGCAACCGGTGCAACCGGTACAATAGGTAGCACTGGTGCTACAGGTTTAGGTAGTACTGGAGCGACAGGTGCAATTGGTAGTACAGGTGCAACAGGTCCAGTTGCTGGATCTAATACACAAATCATATTCAATGATGCAGGTGTTGCGAATGGTAGTGCTAATTTAACATTCAATAAAACAACCAACGTGTTAGCAGTTGTTGGAAATGTAACTGCAAGTAACTTTGTTGGAACGTTAGCAAATGGTAATAGTAATGTAAATATAGGAACTGCGAATGGAAATGTAACTATAGCAGCAGTAGGCAACACAACACTAACAGTAACTGGCACCGGTGCTAATATCACTGGTACAGCAAATATCTCTGGCAATTTAACTATAGGGTCAGCAACAGGTGGTAACTTGTCTGGCGCCAACGTCATTAGTGCAAACACAGGTAATTTTACTGCTAATGTAACAGCAGCATACTTCTTAGGTAATGGTAGTCAATTAACTGGACTAACTAGTTTTTCAGGCGCTACAGGCGCAACTGGATTAGGTAGTACTGGCGCGACGGGAGCAGTAGGTAGTACAGGTGCGACTGGATTAGGTAGTACAGGCGCAACAGGCGCAACAGGCAATAACGGAGCAACTGGTGCTACTGGATTAGGAAGTACCGGTGCTACTGGTGCAATTGGTAGTACAGGTGCAACTGGTCCAGTTGCTGGAAGTAATACACAAATTGTGTTCAATGACGCAGGTACTGCAAATGGTAGTGCTAATTTAACTTTTAACAAAACAACTAATGTATTAGCAGTAACTGGTAATGTTAGTGCTACTTATTTCATTGGCAATGGTAGTCAATTGACTGGTATTGCAACCGGCACTCCTGCTAGTATTAGCAATGGTAATAGTAATGTAAATATCCCGGCAGCAAATGGTAATATTACTATGAGTGCTGTGGGTAATAGTAATGTAGTAGTTATCACTGGCACCGGCATGAATGTTGCAGGTACTGCAAATATCTCAGGTAATCTGACATTAGGATCAGCTACCGGCGGTAACTTATCTGGTGCTAATGTAATATTTGCAAACGTATTTACATCTAATGTAACAACAGGTACTGCACCGTTCGTTGTTAATTCAAACACAGTAGTAGCAAACTTGAATGCTGATTTACTTGATGGATATAATACAGCAACATCAAATACAGCCAATACAATCGCAGTAAGAGATGCAAACGGTAATATAAATGCTAACTTCTTCATAGGTAATGGTAGTCAATTGACAGGAGTAGGTAGTGCAGGATCACTATCAAATGGTAATAGTAATGTAAACATTCCAGTGGCCAATGGTAACATCACACTTAGTGCTGTAGGTAACGCAAATGTAGTAGTAGTAACTGGTACTGGTATGAATGTTGCAGGAACTGCAAACATCACCGGTAATTTAACTATAGGTTCAGCTACAGGTGGTAACTTGTCTGGCGCTAACGTCATTAGTGCTAATACAGGTAACTTTAGTGCTAATGTTACTGCTGCATATTTTATAGGTAATGGTAGTCAATTGACAGGTCTTACCAGCAGTGGCGGCGCAACAGGTGCCACTGGTGCAGGTGCTACTGGCGCTACTGGCGCTACTGGTAATAACGGAGCGACCGGTGCTACTGGTATAGGTAGTACAGGTGCTACTGGCGCTACTGGTGCAGGTGCTACAGGTGCTACTGGTATAGGTAGTACAGGTGCAACTGGTGCTACTGGTAATAACGGAGCGACCGGTGCAACAGGACCAGTCGCTGGTAGCAACACACAAATTATATTCAATGACGCTAGTACTGCAAATGGTAGTGCTAATCTAACATTTGATAAAACAACCAATCAACTTACAGTAACCGGAAATCTTCAAGTAACAAATACCTCAAATTTAGGTTCTGTGAGTAATGTAAAAATTACAGGTGGTTCTAGCACATATGTACTAAGTACAGACGGTGCCGGTAACTTAAGTTGGGTAGCACAATCAGGGGGCGGCGGCGGTGGTGCAAGTATCAGTAATGGAAACAGTAATGTAAATATTGCTACTGCAAACGGCAATATTACCATGAGTGCTACTGGTGTTTCAAATGTAGTGGTAGTAAGTAATACTGGCGTAGTTACATCTGCCTTAACAGTGGGCGGCGGTGTCGGCGGTAATGTTACAGGTGCTAATGTGATTTCAGCTAATACAGGTACCTTTGGTGCAAATGTAACAGCAGCATTCTTCATAGGCAATGGTAGTCAGTTGACCGGTATCAGTGTAAGTGCTGGCACATTTGTGTCAAATGGCAATAGTAATGTAAATATTCCAGCAGCAAACGGGAACGTTAATATATCAGCAGTAGGTAATGCTAATATATTGGTAGTGACTGGAACTGGCGCTAATATTACAGGTACAGCTAACATTACCGGTAATGCAAACGTAGGTAATTTAAGTACAGCAGGGCAGCTTATATCTACTGTCGCAACAGGTACTGCTCCATTAATAGTTACTTCGACCACAGTGGTAGCAAACTTAAACGCTAACGCATTGCAAGGCAATACACCTACGTCTGCAAACACAGCAAATACAATTGCTCAGAGAGATGCTAACGGTAACTTGAGTGCTAACTTCTTCACAGGTAACGGTGCATTTTTAACTGGTCTTACTTTTACTACATTCAGTAATGGTAACAGTAATATAAATATACCAGCAGCAAACGGGAACGTCAATATATCAGCAGTTGGTAATGCTAACATATTAGTTGTCACTGGTACCGGTGCTAACGTAGCAGGTACAGGTAATTTCACTGGTAACTTAAGTGTAGCCAACCTATTAGGGCCTCACGCAAACGGTAATAGTAACGTAAATATACCAACAGCAAACGGAAACGTCAATATAACAGCAGCAGGTAATGCTAATATATTGGTAGTCACTGGTACTGGTGTTAACGTAGCTGGTACATTGAACACAGGTAGCGGTAATATCAATACCACTGGTAACGTCAGCGGAGCATTCTTCATAGGTAATGGTAGTCAGTTAACTGGTATTATTCCAACAACATCAAGCATAGCTAATGGAAATAGTAATGTCAACGTAGTAGCAAATTCAAATGTCACTATCTCGGTAACAAGTGTACCAAACGTAGTTGTTGTAACATCAACTGGTGTAAACATAGCTGGTACATTGAATACTGGAAGTGGTAACATCAATACAACTGGTAACGTAAGTGGAGCATTCTTCATAGGCAATGGTAGTCAATTAACTGGTCTCACTATCAGTGCTGGAACTTCTTTAATAAATGGTAATAGTAATGTAACAGTCATAGCAAATGGTAACATTACTATGAGTGCTACCGGTACTGCTAACGTATTAGTTGTTTCCAATACCGGTGCAAACGTCACTGGAAACGGATTTTATTCCAACACAGTTACTGCACCATTCTTTGCAGGTAACGGCTCACTACTAACTGGTATTGCGACAAGCGGGGCATTGATTAGTAATGGTAGTAGTAATGTAAACATACCAGTTGCTAACGGAAACGTTAATATATCATCAGCAGGTAATGCTAACGTGATGGTCATAACCGGGACCGGTGTAAGTATCCCTGGTAACTTGACAGCCGGTAACTTGTTTGGTGCTTTTGCAAACGGAAACAGTAATATAAGTATCCCAACTGCAAACGGTAATGTTCTCATATCTGCGATTGGTGTTGCTAACGTAATGTCAATAGCTAACACTGGTGTAGTTGTACAAGCTGCAAACACTTCATTCATTGCTAATGCAATTACTGCCAATGGTGTTGCGTATGGTAATATGAATTTTAGTACCACTATGCCAGTCGCTAACAACGTTGGGGTAAGAGCAACTCAAGCTACATATACAGATACTATTAGTTTAGCTTCGACTTCTATTACATTAGCCGGTGCACATGGATTTGATATACCAACACTAGCAGCAGCTAACTTGCTTGTAACGTACGGTAACGCAGCAACAATGGCAATATTGGGTGCTCCAACTGCTGGTAGTAATGTAACAATAACTAATAGATATGCATTGTGGGTCGGTGGTGCATCAACCCCAGCTAACTCATATTTTAACGGTAACGTTACTATTTCTGCTAACTTGACAGTTGGTAACTTAATTGGTGGTATTGCGAATGGTAATAGTAACATAAATATCCCATCAGCGAACGGTAACGTTAATATATCAGCGACTGGTACAGCTAACGTATTAGTAATATCTAATACCGGTGCTAATATATCTGGTACTGCAAACATTACCGGTAACTTAGTTGCAGCTAACTTGACTGGTATATATGCAAATGGCAATAGTAACATAAGTATTCCGTCAGCTGCCGGTAATATTACTCTATCTGTCAATGGTACTAGTAATGTAGCAGTATTTTCTAATACCGGTGCTAATATATCTGGTACTGCAAACATCACTGGTAATCTTACAGTTCAAGGAACAAACGTAACTATTGGTTCTGGTACAGGTGGTAACATATCTGGTGCAAATGCTATAACTTCTAATAGTTATACAGCAAACGGTGCAGTTACTGGTAATGCTAACGTGAGCACAGTTACCGGTGTTATGGGTATTAGAAGTATATCTTCAACTTATACGGACAATTCAGCAGCGGCATCCGGTACATTGTCAGTTGTAGCAGCACATGCTATAGCTACCCCAACTTATGCAGCAGCAAATACTACAGTAACAGCAACTAATGCGGCTACTTTCTATATTCAAGCACAACCAACTGCCGGCACAAACATGACCATAACTAACCCGTATGCATTATATGTTGCGGCAGGTAACAGTTATTTTGGTGGTAATATCATTGGTACACTAGCAAACGGAAACAGTAACGTAAATATTCCAGCAGCTAATGGAAATATAAACTTCAGTTCAGCAGGTAACGCGAATGTAGTAACTATTTCTGGAACTGGCTTGCGCGTAAGCGGTGCCGGCGGCTTAGGATATAGCAGTACAATTGGTGCTAATACTCAATTAACCAATCGCAATACTGCGGTTACTATAAGTAACATCACTGGTGCTATTACATTGTTCAGTACAACTACTACGGCAAATACAACCAATGTGTTTACTGTTACTAATACTACCGTAGCCGCAACTGATGTAATTATATTGAGCCAACGAACTGGTACTGTTGGTAGCTATATACTCAATGTTGCTAATGTGGCAGCAGGATCATTTGCTGTGCAAATTTATAATGTAGTAACAACTGCTGTTGCCGAACAACCAATCATTAACTTTGCTGTGATTAAAACAGCATAAATATTTTTATAAAAGGAAACAATATGTCAATATCATATACATGGACAGTTCAAAATATGGCTTCTCAAGTACAACTAGACGGTTACACGGACGTAGTTGTAGAAGTAGCTTGGTCTTGTATTGGAACTGATGGTACTTATTCAGCAACTATCCCAGGACTAACTAGAATCACATTTGGCGGTGGACCAGATTTTACACCTTATAGTGATTTAACAGAAGAAGAAGTATTAACTTGGGTATATAGTTCTGGAGTAGATCAATCTAGTGTACAATCAGAAATCGATAATCAAATAGAATTACAGATAAATCCCCCTATCGTAATGTTACCTTTACCTTGGACTAATTAAAAATGATTTTATCCGGCATGGCACTCACTGGTGGATTTACTATAACTCCACCCGGGTTAAGTTCTGTTGAATATCTAGTAATTGCTGGTGGAGGTTCCGGCGGTGGGGGTCCAGGTGGCGGTGGCGGAGGTGCTGGTGGACTATTAACTGATAACCTTTCTATTTCATTAGGAACCCCATATACCGTCACAGTAGGCGGTGGAGGAGCAACTGCTAGTTATGGCACATACGGCAACTACGGCAACGCTAGTGTGTTTAGCTCTGTTACTGCAACAGCGGGCGGGCGCGGCGCAGTTGGTGGCATAGGCACAAACGTAGGTGGCAACGGTGGTTCTGGGGGCGGTGGTGGTTCTGGCCCAAACAGTGGTGTGTTAGGAAGCGCAGGCGGTACCGGAGTATCAGGTCCACCTATTCAAGGATATGCCGGTGGTTATGGAACGCAAGTCAGTGGAGCACATCAACAAGGTGGCGGGGGTGGTGGCGGGGGTGGAATCGGTGGAAATTCATCTACTGCTGGATCTGGTCCTGCTGGTGATGGTGGTATAGCTATATATAGTACTATCTCTGGTGCAAATGTTTCATATGCAGGTGGCGGCGGTGGTGGCGGACATTATGTTGGTACCACACGCGGCGGGTATGGTGGCGGAACAACTCCTGCAACAGGTGGCGGCGGTAACGGTGCTAATCAAGATACCAATGGAACAGCGGGCAGTGCTAATACTGGTGGTGGTGGTGGAGGCGGTGGTAACGGATCAACTTCAGGACAAGCAGGCGGTTCTGGTGTTGTTATTGTTCGTTATCCAGATAGTTTTGCAGCAGCTACATCTACGATAGGGGTAGCAGCAGGATATCCTATCACTAGCGGTGGGTATAGGATATATGTTTGGAACAGTTCTGGATCAATAACTTTCTAAAGTAAATATGATTATAGGTAATTTATCTGTTGCAGACGGGGGTGCTAATTTCTCATTCCCGAATGTTATTTCAAGTATTGATTACTTAGCAGTAGGTGGCGGCGGTGGCGGCGGAGTGGGTACTACTTGGGATACTGACTCGGGAGGCGGTGGCGGTGGTGCTGGAGGATTCATTGAAAGAACAAATATTTCAATCACCCCTGCTACACTTTATACTATTACTGTAGGCGCAGGGGGCGCCGGTGGACTAGTAACCAATGGTAGCGGTATTAGCGGTACAGTAACAGAAGCTACCAACGGAAACACATCATCTATAACAACTTTAGTTAATGCACGTGGAGGTGGAAGTGGCGGATATTATACTCCGTCAAATGGAATTACCGACGGTAACGTCGGAGGTTCAGGTGGAGGATCAGGTTCAGGTGGCGGTGGTCAAAATCATTTTGGTGGTGATGGTAATGTACCGGCAGCAACTCCACCTCAAGGTTATGCTGGTGGAAGAAATTACGCAAATGATACGAATGGTGCTGCCGGCGGAGGCGGGGGTGCCGGGGGTATAGGGGCAAACGGAACCTCAGCAAGGGGAGGAAATGGTGGTATTGGGGCAATCACTACATTTATTAGTACTACATTAGCTACTAGTTTAAGTGTAGGACAAGTAAGTGGGGGTTCTGTATATTTTGCAGGCGGCGGTGGCGGCGGTACAGGATCCACAACTACACAAGGAACCGGTGGTCTTGGTGGGGGCGGTAACGCAAGATATAATGCTAATGTAATAGCAAGTCTACCCAACACAGGGGGTGGTGGCGGTGGATTAGGATTTGGTGCAAATAACATGATCGGCGGCACAGGTGGATCAGGGATTGTAATCATACGAGTCCCAGATTCGGCTTATTATACAAACACTATTGTTACTGGTACTGTATCAAGTAATGTGGAAGCTGGGTATAGAATATTCACATTTACCGGTAGCGGAACAATAACTTTTTAAGGATATATAAATGTTAATAACTTCAGGAGTAACTATTGGATCAGGGTTATCATTGATATTTGAGCCAACTTCACCACCATCTACACTAGAATATCTAGTAGTCGCAGGTGGTGGCGGTGGTGGTGGCTGGGCTGGCGGTGGTGGCGGTGCTGGTGGCTTGTTAACTGCTAGTGGATTTGCGGTACCATCAGGTATACCTATCACAGTAACAGTAGGCGGAGGCGGTATTGGAGCTCCTGCGGGCACTTATTCAGCAGGAACTTGGTCACCCGGAGAAAATTCAGCACTAATAAACAATAACAGTTATAGTTATAGTTTCAATGGCAGTAGTCAATATCTAACTGCTAATAATGCAGCGTTAGGGTTTGGCACTGAAGATTTCACAGTTGAAGCATGGGTGTACACCACAGTGTCAAGCGGAACACAAGCTGTTTACGATACAAGACAATCCGACGCAAGTACTACTGGGTTTTATTTTGGACTGTATGCTTCAAATACGTTATTATTCTATACAGGCGGGGTTCTTGCTATCAATGCCGGTACTGTTCCAATAAACACATGGACGCATATAGCTTTGGTTCGAGTTGGAAATACTTTTACAGTCTATGTGAATGGAACTAGTGTAGGTACTGCAACTAATTATAATAATTTTACTAATACCAATCTTCAAATTGGATCATCTAGTACTGTAAGTGGTTCTTCAGCAAATTATTACACTGGATACTTGTCTAACCTACGTGCTGTAAAAGGTGTAGCCGTCTATACAGGTAATTTCACGGTACCAACAAGTCCTCTAACAGCCACACAAAGTGCCGGTACTAATATCAGTGATATTACCGGTACACAGACTAGTCTATTGACATTACAAAATACTACTATCGTAGATAATAGCACTTATGCGTTATCTATAACTAATAACGGAAGTGTTGCATTTTCTAGTAATAGTCCATTTACTACTGTGATAGCAACAGGCGGCGGCGCAGGCGCAACCTTTCTTATAAATCCGTTAGGGGGAGCAGGTGGTATCAATGGTGGATCCGGTGGCGGAGCGTCTTATAGCACTAGTCCGGGCACAGGCATCGTGGGCCAAGGCAATAATGGATCAAGCTATTACGCCAGTTACGCAGGTGGCGGGGGTGGTGGCGCAGGTGCAGCAGGTTCTAACAAAGATGGTGGCGTTGGACTACAGTCATCAATTACAGGGACTGCAACATATTATGCAGGCGGCGGGGCAGCCAGTTTAGGAACTGGAGGGTTGCCTGCAGGTACAGGTGGACTGGGCGGTGGTGGTAGTGGTGTAAACAGTGGTGTCCCGGCATATAGCGGTGCTGCTAATACAGGTGGAGGTGGTGCTGGCGCATATATCACAAGTAGTACAGGAACCAGTCAGACAGGTGGTGGCAATGGCGGTTCTGGTATCGTCATCGTTCGCTATCCTGATAGTTATGCAGCAGCATTAAGTACTACAGGTAGCCCAACTATCACAACTTCAGGTGGATATAGGATATACACTTGGACTAGTTCTGGTTCTATAACTTTTTAATTAGCACGGTTTAATTAATAAATAGATATTATAAAGGAGACATAAATGAGTCATTTTGCAAAAGTAGAAAACGGTATAGTCACTTCAGTGATTGTTATAGAACAAGATGTATTAAATACTGGTTTGTGGGGAGACCCAGCACTATGGGTGCAAACAAGTTATAACACATTTGGTGGACAACATCGTTTAGGTGGAACACCAATGCGTAAAAATTACGCAGGTCTTGGTTACACGTATGATAGTGAGCGTGATGCATTCTATGCACCCCAACCTTACCCAAGCTGGATATTAGATGATGATACATGTTTATGGCAACCACCTGCATTAATGCCTAACGATGGTAAGATGTATAGCTGGGATGAAGAAACATTATCATGGAAAGAAATCACAGTCTAAATTAATGATAAGTAGAATGTGACTAACGTATTTCAATTAAACTACGAAACAAGACTTAAGAGTTGGTACGACTTAAGAAAATCCCTAGAAAACAGTGATATTAAAACTATTTGTCTAGCAATAGACAAATGGTGGCAATATGCACCTCTGGTAAATCATCATCTTCACTTAGATGAAATAGAAACATGGCCCGGACCTTGGGATTTGTTATTAGAAAATAACTACTGTCAAATTGCCAGAGGACTGGGAATGGTCTACACACTACAACTAGTGGGTATAAAAGATGTTGACTTCTCTATCGCAATAGACGATAATAATGAAGAATGTGCCTTAGTCATGGTCGATAACGCAAAATATATACTGAATTACTACCCCAATACGGTCATAAGTAATTGTCTGAAAGATTTTAAGTTGGGTAATCCAGTGAATATGGATAAAATAAATAAAAAAATATAGGTGATTAATGATTAATGTTATAAAAAGAAGTGGTAAAAAAGAACCACTAATGTTAGAGAAATGGCAAGCACAGGTAGCAAAAGTATGTAATGGAATAGCAGATGTAAGCCCAAGTATGGTTGAGATCAAAAGTCAATTACATTTTTATGATGGAATCACTACGAGCCAAATAGATAGTATAACACTACGTGCAATCGTTGATTTGATTGATGTAGAAAGCAATAGTGATGTTGGTCATACCAATTATCAATATGTAGCAGGGAAGCAGCGTATGAGTATGCTGCGTAAGGATGTATATGGTCAATATGAGGTTCCGCACCTATATGATATTGTGAAAAAGAATGTAGCTACTGGCTTGTATACAAGTGAATTACTAGAATGGTATACTGAAGAAGATTGGAACAAGATGAATGACCTAATAGATCATTCTAAAGATGAAACATATAGTTATGCTGCCGTCGAGCAACTGATTGAAAAGTATCTAGTAAAGAATCGTTCAACAAAGGAAATATATGAAACTCCGCAAATTCGTTACATGGTTGCAGCAGCTACCGTCTTCCACAGTGAAGAACCAAATACAGCAAGACTCAGATACATCAAAGAATACTACAATGCTGCTAGTGATGGTCTTTTTACATTGGCTACCCCTGTGCTGGCTGGCTTGGGAACTCCAACCAAGCAATTCAGTAGTTGTGTGCTTATCCGTAGTGACGATGATTTGGACAGTATCTTTGCTTCGGGAGAGATGATGGCCAAGTATGCTAGCAAACGTGCTGGCATTGGATTAGAAATTGGAAGACTACGCCCTTTAGGTAGTCCTATCCGCGGTGGAGAGATCATGCACACCGGCATGATACCGTTTCTTAAGAAATGGTTTGGTGATCTAAGAAGTTGCAGTCAAGGAGGTATTCGCAATGCAAGTGCTACAGTATTTTATCCTATTTGGCACCATCAGTTTGACGATCTTATCGTTCTTAAAAACAATCAAGGAACTGAGGAAACCCGTGTGCGGCACATGGACTACGGGGTCGTCCTGTCAGCATTGTTCTGGCGCAGGTTCAAAAACAAAGAAAACATCACCTTCTTTGACCCAAACGAAGTTCCCGATCTATATGAAGCCTTCTACACTAACACACAGTTGTTCGAAGAACTCTACATCAAATACGAAAAACGAAAAGATTTAAGAAAAAAGACAATGAATGCCGAAGAGGTATTCAAAAGTGGAATACTAAAAGAACGCACAGATACTGGTCGCATATATCTAGTATTCATTGACAATGTGATGAATCAAGGTCCATTCGATCCTGAGTATCACACAATTTACCAGAGTAACTTATGCTGTGAAATACTATTACCCACTAGATCCTTTAAGCGTCTTGACGATCCTGATGGTCGCATTGCCCTTTGTACTTTGGGCTCAATCAACTGGGGAGCCTTCAGAAATCCGGAAGACATGCGTAGGGCTTGCCGCATTCTACATCGCAGTCTTAACAATATATTGGATTACCAAGACTTCCTGAGTATACAATCTAAACTAAGCAATGATGAGATTCGTCCATTAGGCATTGGCGTAACCAACTTAGCATACTGGCATGCTAAACGCAGTCTAAAGTACGGTGAGCGTGATGCACTGGCAGAAGTCAAAACATGGGCAGAACATCTAGCATACTATCTAACAGAAGCTAGTGTAGAACTTGCTAAAGAACGAGGCAAGTGCGAAGGTAGTGACAAGACACGTTATGGTCAAGGTATCTTCCCTTGGGAACTACGTGCCAATGGTGTCAATCAATTGACAGACTTTGCCCCAGAACTAGATTGGGAAACACTACGTGCTAATATGAAAGAACACGGCGTCCGCAATGCTACACAAATGGCAATCGCTCCTGTAGAATCAAGTAGTGTAGTCATCAACAGCACGAATGGCATTGAGATGCCTATGAGCCTGATTAGTGTCAAAGAAAGCAAAGCAGGTAGCTTCACACAAGTCGTTCCAGAATATCAAAAACTAAAGAACAAGTATCAATTGATGTGGGAACAAAAAGACTGTGATGGTTACTTGAAAACCGCAGCAGTACTAGCAGCATATATTGACCAGAGCATAAGTACTAACACATTCTATAATCCTGCACATTTTGAGGGTCGTAAAGTCCCGACTACATTGATAGCAAAGAACTTGATGCAAGCACATATGTGGGGTCTCAAGACTTTCTATTATAGCTTGATTAACAAACAAGGTAGTAAAGCACCCGATGAAATAGCCCCAACAATGTTGGAACCAATCGATTTTGATAATGAAGAAGATTGTGAATCTTGTAAACTTTAAGGAAAAACATGAAAAAATTATTAGTTATATTAACTGTATTAGTATTAGCAGCTTGTAGCAAAACATCAACAGCTCCTACTGCAACCTCAACTATATTCACCCCTGCTTTTGTAGTAGACTACAACGGATGTGGAACTGATCCAGTTGTATCAGGCAACTCAGTTACATTTGGTGTTAATGCTAACTGTGCAGCAGGTAGACTTGTATCACAACAAGGATATGTAAACATTACTCAAGTAAAAGCAACAATTGATTTGTCAAAACTATCACAGAACTATGTTAACGCTAGTTTCTATATGGTATCAAATCCAGTACAACCTAGTGTTCAACCCAAAGGCACTAACTATTGTGATGCAGGTGGTAGCAATAATCAATGGAACTGTCAAGAGATTGATATTATAGAAACAAATGGTAACAAAATCACACAATCTACATTACATTTAGGTACAGGTGGTTCTAGTGCTCCTCAACGATATGAGTATTCATTCGCAAGTACAGCCAACAACAGTTGCTTTAACTATTCGTCAATGACTAGTTCACCTACAGCAACTAACGGACTACATAGCATGGTTGGTATCATTGACATGACTAAGCCTTTTGATATGGTGACTGATTTCACATATGGAACAACTCCTACAATGACAGTAACATATTCACAGAATGGTAATTTTGTGATAGTGTATGATAGTAGTGTTGGTTCAGGCGCAGAAGGTAGTGCTAGTGTAGATATGACTTCATTGATCACCAGCATGAAGAATGGCTACTGGTTGAATCTATCATTCTGGCAAGGCTTTAGTCCGACTGGTCCCGGTAGTGCTCCATGGTGGAACAACAGTTGTTCATGGGGTGCATTGTGCAACAGTACAGGTGGCTATTGGAGTATCAGCAATATACAAGTATCTGCGGATAGCGTAATAAAATGAGCCAAGCACAATATAATCTACACACAAAGACAGACTACTTAAATCGTAAAATGTTTCTAGACCCTCAAGGTCCGGTCACTATACAGCGTTTTGAAGAAGTCAAGTATAAAAAACTCGCAGACTTTGATAGTACTGCACGAGGATTCTTTTGGCAACCAGAAGAAATAAGTTTGACCAAAGATGCTAATGACTTCAAAGAAGCCAGTGAAGCAGTTAAACATATCTTTACTAGCAACTTACTACGTCAGACTGCATTAGACAGTTTGCAAGGTCGTGGCCCAACACAAGTGTTCACCCCTGTATGTAGTATCCCAGAACTAGAAGCATTGATGTATAATTGGGGATTCTTTGAGACTAATATTCACAGCAAGAGTTATAGCCATATCATTCGTAATATCTATAACGTGCCAAAAGATGTATTCAATACAATACATGATACACAAGAGATTGTAGACATGGCATCAAGCATTGGTAAGTACTATGACAAACTACATGAATTAAATTGCTTCAAAGAGACCAATCCAAAATCAGTAAGTGAAGAAAGTCACATCAAAGCAATATGGTTAGCATTGAATGCTAGTTACGCACTAGAAGCATTTAGATTCATGGTAAGTTTTGCTACAAGCCTAGCAATGGTAGAGAACAAAATCTTTATCGGCAATGGCAATATCATCAGTTTGATATTGCAAGATGAATTACTACACAAAGGTTGGACAGCTTATATCATCAACCAAGTTGTCAAAGAAGATGAACGATTTGTTAAAGCAAAACAAGAATGCGAAGGTGAAGTCTATCAATTGTACATGGATGTGATTCGTGAAGAAAAACAATGGGCAGACTACTTGTTCAACAAAGGACCTGTCATTGGATTGAATGCTAATGTGTTGAAAGACTTTGTTGATTATACAGCAGTAAGTGCATTGAAAGATATCGGTATCAAATATCAAAGTAGTGCACCAAAGAGTACACCTATTCCATGGTTCAACAAACATAGTGACACAAGCAAGAAGCAGACTGCACTACAAGAGAATGAATCAACAAATTATGTATTGGGAGTGATGAGCGAAAGTCTTGATTACGACCAACTACCAACTTTATAAAAGGAAAAATATGAAAGCTATAGTATGGAGCAAAGATCACTGTCCTTATTGTGACCAAGCAAAAATGTTATTAACAAGTAAAGGGATAGCATTTGTAGAAAAGAAGATTGGTGAAGGGTATACCAAAGAAGATTTATTAGAAGCAGTACCAACTGCCCGAACAGTTCCACAGATTTTCCTAGAAGGAGAACTTGTGGGTGGGTTTACAGAACTCAAGAAAAAATTAACAGAAAGCATATAATGGAAGTAGGAAAAGTTTTTACAATCAAGTTGAACAGCGGTGAAGAATTGATTACCAAAGTAGTTGATATCACCAGAGATAATATCATCATCGAAGAACCAGTGAGTATTGCACCGGGGCAGCAAGGTATGCAAATGATACCTAGTATGTTTACTGCAAATCCTAAGGGTAAATTCACACTAAATACTACTAGTATTAGTCTTTATGCAGAGACTGATGATAACATTAAAATGAAGTATTTAGAAGCAACCACTGGAATTAAAGTACCGGATAAGAAAATTGTATTAGGATAAACAATGGCAAAATTGAGTAGGAAAGGTGATGCAAATCAAGAAGGTGGCAAGATAATTCGTGCTGCTGGTACTGTGTTTGCCAACGGCATTGCTGTTGGATTGCATCCTAGTCCTATATCTCCGCATGCGCCATGGGGAGATCCGCACCCACCGCATGATAGTCCCAATACAACTGAAGGTAGTCCGACTGTATTTGCTGAAGGAGATCCGGTACTAAGAGTTGGTTCAGGCAATCAATGCGGGCATAGTATTGTCCAAGGTAGTGAGAATGTTTTTGTACCATGAGTGATTCAGGAAAACAAAGTCCTTTAGGAGTTAACTCATTAAGCGGGTTATTGCAAAATACTGGTATAGGAATTAACTCACCTACTAGTTCTATCATGGGTTCTAGTACAAGTATTAGCAACTATACATATGGTACTATAATATCTACTACGGTTCTTAATAATTTAACCAATGCAATTAGACAAGGTTATGTTAGATACAACGCTGGTGATTTATCATTAGGAACTTATACTAATTTACTAGCAATAGGCAGTGCAACTATCCCTGCATTAGGTAACAGTCCCCCTAGCACATACTTCGGAAGTCAAAGTTATAACTTTGCTTATACCGGACAAAATGCTAGTTACGGGTATTACAGATTATTCGCTTGGCAAGCATATAACGAATACAATTATAATTCTAGTCTACCAAACTATACTGATTTTTTAGGTTCTTTTCAACAAGCTAGTTCATATATAAGTCAATCAAATCAAGCTATAATGACTTTAACAAATTCTTTAGAATTTTTAACCGGTACTTATAGTAACATGAATGATTTAACTACAGCAGATATAACTGGTGTAAGTCTAGCAACAACTGACTTTGGACAAGATTTAATAAACTTAGGTAAAGCATTAGACTTAAAAACTATATCTACATTTGGATTACCTTCTAATCTATTAGCTACTATTAAAAATGTCAATGGGTTAACAACCTCATTGCGTATAGCATTATTAGCTAGTGGGTTATCTGTATCTGATGTAGATAGAGCAACTAGCAATAATAATGTAACTCCTAATCAACAGCAAATGATTTATGGAGCATTTTTAATAATAGCTGGTGTTGATTTGGATGAGATATTGATATCATTGAATTGTAAAACAACTGGATTAGAAACATTAGCAGATTTATTGAATCCAAAAAAGATGTTCCCTATAAGCTATCTGACACTAACAGTGCCAGTATATAATGTAGGTCAAACACAATCTACTAACAGCAAAACGTATTACCCTATATACACGAGTAGTGGAAGTTTGAACTCAGGATTGACTGCGCCAGCTATAAAATCACAAATAGGCTCAACATCTCCTGCAGGTACTGCTCAAGTATCTTATACAGGATATAGTAGTATCAACAATATACAAGTTATTCCTCAAGGATTTGGATCGTACTTACAAGATTTGTTACCGGCAGACATTGCAGTTGCAGCAGGTGCGTTCTCTGTATCTATGCAACAGATAAAAAATATTACTAATATTCCTATAGAGAAATTTGCTCAAGTAGCAGCTAACCTAGAAACTACACAAGGTTTAGATTTAATAAATGGTACAAATGTGCCAACGGATACTACACTTGCACAAACATCATTGACTGCAATTGCATTGGGTAGTGGCGCAAGTAATACATATACATATAGTGATTTCTTTGGATCTATGTCTGGATTACCTTATCCATGGGAATTGATGCAATCACTAATATTATCTATACAAACACCAACATTAGCAACTATATACGCAAACTTATATACTGCTACTCAAGGATCCAGTGTTGGATTGGATGCAGCAGTACAAGCGCAAATTGATTTAGCCAATGCTGAGATAGCAACAATAAAGAATGTATCTTCAATACAGGCTACACAACTTAATAGTTTATATAGACAAACTGCAACGCAATTGAACATAGAACAGCGGGCTAGATATAACGGATTAAGTATATTGCCTGACCCTAGAACAGGTACAATATATCCATACCCTACTACTATATATAGTTTTGTAGATAGTATACCTAATTACGCATTGGACACTCAACCAAATATGGCTGCACAGACATTAGAAGCTATTAGTAATTTAGCTAATGTAACTGGACAAAGTATAGTGGGAATGATGCGTGAAAATAGAAATCAGACTAGATTGAACTTAGTTGGCATACCATTAGACAACAATATACCTAGTAATGTTCCATTAAATGCACCTGATGCTGCACCAGCATACCCTGCTGAAACAACAACAATAGTTGCACCTGATCCAATAGTAATACCCGGAAGTTTAGCAGAACCTGTAAACATTATCCCAATTCAGCTAAATACTATAGACAATTCTTCGGTACTGTTGCCTTCAGTGCCTTCTATAGCGCAAGCTATCAATGATGTAATCACATGTAATTGCGATTGCTGGGTTTAATAACCAAACCATTTGGTTATTAATCAAAACTGTAGTATACTACAGAAAAGGAAAATTATGTTTTTATCATTAAAAAATAAGATAGTGTTACTGTCCATGATGTTTTTATCAATCATGGTCGTTCCTTTGCCGACACAATCACTATACAATTTGCCCGAAATTACTACTAGTGCATTAAAGAAAATTGATATGAAGCAACTTGCGTGTATGGCAAGAAATATCTATTATGAAGCGGGTACTGAGGCAATGCCTGGTCAAGCCGCCGTCGCCAGAGTGGTATTGAATCGTGTTAATCATGGATTCGCAGAGACACCATGCAAAGTAATCTACCAAAAGACTACAATCAATTCAAATGTTGTATGTCAGTTCAGCTGGGTATGCGAAGGCAAAGGTGATCCAAATACATCAAGCGCAAAATATAAGCAAGCTGAAATGGTTGCTTATCAAGCAATGATGGGAATGTACAAAGATGTTGTTCCAAAGACAACATTGTTCTTTCACTCTATACATGTTGACCCTGCATGGCCCTACAAACAAGTAGCACGTATTGGTAATCACATTTTCTACAGTAAGCAAAGAGTCAAAAAAACTGATGGAAAATGATATGATAGACTGGGATGAGGAAGATAGTATACTCATCCCTAAAGTAGATAACTTAGAGTATGATTTAGTTACCACTGAGTGGGTCATAGAAAAAGTTAAAGCTGATAAAGTCTATGCCCAGCATCTATACGCAGCAATGTGTAACAATGACTTCATGCGTAATGAAGTATGGCCTATACTAACCGAGAAAAAATGGAGTTGCAGTTGGAGACATGCAGGTAGTATTCTTGCTGACATTCGGGGTGAAGGTGACTATATGGATTGGTACTGTAGTGGTATAGTCGATGCAGACGCAGACCAGTGGAATATCTTAAGTGAAGATTCAAAGAAAAGGCTACTTGAGACTAAAGCGCATGTAGCTGAAAGTGTTGTTACCGACGAAATACGCAAAGATTTATTCAAATTAGGATGGATTGTAGTAGAAGATAATTCAACCGACTAAATACAATACAGGAGACATATTATGTTAGAAACTTTGTTATATTTATTTTTAGGTGCATTCGTCGGATGGAACTTCCCTCAACCTCAGTTCGCTAAGAACATTCAAGCAAAAGTTTTATTAATGTTTAGTAAAGAGGCTAAATAATGGCATATTCTCAACAAGTTGTAGATCACTATGAGAACCCGCGTAATGTGGGTAGTTTTAGTAAAGAAGATGAAGATGTGGGTACAGGAATGGTTGGTGCCCCAGCATGCGGCGACGTAATGAAACTGCAAATTAAAGTAGATAAAGAAACGGGGTTAATCACAGATGCCAAATTTAAGACATATGGGTGTGGGTCGGCAATTGCTTCTTCAAGTCTTGTCACAGAGTGGGTCAAGGGTAAAACATTGGATGAAGCTGGAACCCTCAAAAACTCACTCATCGCCGAACATCTCGCCCTCCCCCCAGTCAAAATCCACTGTTCAATCCTCGCCGAAGACGCCATCAAAGCCGCAATAGAAGATTACCGAAAGAAGCATTAAATGAGTACTGAACAAGATAAGATTAAGCATAGCAAACGCTTGCTTAAGGACGATAATGCCATCAATAAACAATTAGATATTGCTAAAAGGATGGGTCATACAGGTCATGACAAGTTTCTCAAAGAACCGCATCGTCTAGCAAAACATCATGCATTAGATTGTGGCAATCCAAAATGTCTGTTATGTCATAGTGAGAAAGTATTTGGTCACAAAACCATACAAGAACAACGCTTTGATCAGGATGTAGAACATCCTAGAGGCAAACATAGCAATGGGTTGATTATAAAAGAAGATTGACATAATTTCCTAGATAAATAGTTTTTGAGTATGATATACTCATAGACACACAAGGAGTAATTATGTCACAAACAATGCAAAACCTAGCAGATGCGTTTGCAGGTGAGTCACAAGCACACACCAAATATCGCTATTTCGCAAAGATCGCCCGTGAAGAAGGTCACGAGGAAATCGCAAAACATTTCGAACACACAGCAGACCAAGAGATTCTACATGCGTGGGGTCACTTAGAGTTATCAATCGGAAAACCTACTACCAAAGAATGCTTGCAAATGGCAATCGACGGCGAGACTTATGAGTTTGAAACTATGTATCCAAACTTCAAAGAAACTGCTGAATTCGAAGGTAATTTAGTTTTTGCCAATGAAGCTAATATGCAAATTGAAGAATCAAAGGAGCATGCGGAACAATTCAAAGAACTATTGACCAAAGCTGAAAAACGCTTTAGTGCATTAGCCAAGATTGAAAAACGTCACGCCGCAGCGTATCAAAAAGTATTGGAGGAAATGTAAAATGGAACATGTATGTATAGTATGTGGGCATGTCCACGATGAAACAGTTGAAGGTAAATGGGAACAATTACCTGACGACCACGTTTGCCCTGAGTGCGGATGTGGCAAAGAAGATTATGAAACTCTTTGATAATATCATTGTCATTGATGATTTTTTAACCCCCGAAGAATTTCTCATTACGAAAACAGAAGCAGATTCGTTACCGTATGAAAGAATACCTTTCGGGGTTGATCCTTCCTATAAATTAAATACTGGAGAAATATACAAGACTGAAAAGAAATATTGGAGTGATGAACCTACTCACTTCAAAGTATTTTTTGATAAATTAGCAAAGGCTAATTTAGTTCAATGTACTAAATTTTCATTAATGGTGCATGTATATCGCGCCGGAGCAGAAATAGATTGGCACCAAGATTATCAATCATTATCATCATATAGCTTTTATTTGCATGACAGATGGGAATCAACTTGGGGAGGAAATCTTTTAGTAGCAGATTCTTCTACGACAGATGATAGGAAAACAAATGGGTCAATATTCACTCAAGCTGATATGGTTTTAGATCCGGGGTATGGTAATTACTATTCTCCTAAACCTAATAGATTAGTAATTATAGGTAAAGTCTTTCACAAAGTAGAAAGAGTAGATCAAGCAGCAGGTAATAACTGTAGAAAAAGTCTTACTGGATTTTATAGATAAGGTAAATATTATGGCTTATTGTATGGCACCTTTTAGGAATATGTACATTTACGAAAATGCTGCAGGCCCTTGTTGCTGGTATGACAAAAATCAACGTGTTAAAAATGTTGAAAAATTAAGTGATTTAGCCGATATTTTTAATAGTGAAACTTTAGATAACATAAGAGCGAATCCAACAGGGTGTCAAAAATGTCAGACACACGAACAACATGGTGGAAAAAGTCATCGTATTCTTTGGAATGAACGTGAACCTGACAACAATGTTGTTTCATTAGAAAATTTAGATATATACTTGGGAAATTTATGTAATCTAGCTTGTATAACTTGTGGAAGTCATAATAGTACTAGATGGATAATGGATGAAAAGAATATATTTGGCAAAGCAACTGTAGATAAACAACAAGAAATAAATATAGACTTGTCTTGGGAACTTGTAAAAAATCTAAAAAGAATTAAGTTAGCAGGTGGTGAAATACTATTAATGCCGCAGCATACTCAGCTACTACAAAAATTAATTGATTTTGATGTAGCAAAAAATATAACAATGGTGTATATAGTAAACAACACCGTAGACCCTTCTAAATTCAAAGACTTGTTTAGTAAATTCAAAAAAGTTGAATTTATTTTAAGTGTAGATGGTATTAATGAAGTAAGTGATTATGTACGATATCTATCATCATGGAAAACAAACAATAAAAATATAGAAACAGCAATTGAAATAGGAATTAATGTAAGTATTAATTGTGTAGTGAGTATTTTAAATGTATATCATATTCCTGAAATGATTGAATGGTGGAATGATAGAGGACCTATTTTATTTAGAATATTAGACATTCCAAATCATTTGTCTATTCAACATCTTACGGACGAGATGCGCGCCAAAACAATAGAAAAACTTAAAGAATATTCAGAATTGAATATCGTAGTTAATTTTCTAAAAGAAGCTCCAGCTGGCAATTTCAATAAGTTTAACGACTGGATATCAAAAGTTGACAACTATCGCGGCAATTCATACTGGAAAATAAATCAACAATATATAAATCTATGATTAAAATTTATAATAATTTCTTAACAAAAGAAGATTTTGATAAAATAAATCAATTAGAAAATACTGGCAGAAAAGTAGAAAAAATGGCCGGGGTAAAAAATGTTATTTACACACATAAAGATGCTAATTGGATAATTGAAAAATTAAAGATTTCGGGAACTATTCACGGCGGAAATTTCTTTGAAACGCCAAATCCATTTCAAGTACATACTGACACTGGAAAAATCTCAAACTTAAACGGACTTAAATCTACCTATAATATTGTTATTCCGTTGAACGAACAAGTAGATTTTAACACAGTTATATTTAATCAACGACACTACGGTGAAGCTAGTCATTTTTGGAAAGGCAGTTTGTTTAAATACATGCCTGATCCAGTATATAATTTACGAAAAACTGATTATGAAACACTAGAAGGATATACTAATCAACCATTTGACAAGGATGATTATTTTAAATATCTAATTCATTTACCGTATGAAAATCTATTTGGTTTATCTATAAAACAAGTAGTCCCGTGGAAGATAGGTGATGTATTAGTCTTTGACAGCAGTTTATTACATTCAGCTAGTTATTTTAATGGGGTAAAAAAAGGTCTTTCTATATTTTTAAGTGATGTTTGAATTATACAAATCTCCTTTGCCTAATTTAGGAACATGCGTAGAAGTTCACATTGACCATGTAAACAACATTATCAAAAGACAATATAAATATGATGCCATCACAGTCAATGGAAATATGACTAAAAAATCACCTCAAGAAATAGACAGTTTTTTTGATAATGAAATATATTGGTTGTCTAAATTACAAAGTGAATGGATTCCTAAAACATTAGATATTGATAAAGAAAATAAAACTATACTACAAGAGTTCACGGGGGATTGTCTCTTATATAGCTTACCTGCATTACATAAAGTAGTGCCTGACATTGAAGAACAAATTATAGAAATGTATAAATTCTTTAAGAAGAATAATGTATTTAAATGCAATGGTAGTTTAAGTAATTTAACGCTAAATAAAAATCAATTAGTTGCTTTTGATTTCAAGTGGGCAGAACATAGACCTAATAATATCGAAATGGAACTCAAAAGCTATGATGTTTGGCTATCTAAAATAAATAAAAATCTATCTAATAAACTTAGAGAATTATTATGATAACATACAAGCCATTGCCAATTGAAGATAATCTAGTAATTCCATATTTGAATACAAACAATATATGGTATAAAAATTCAATAAATGATTTTAAAGAAAAATACCATGATTGGATTATTTCTAGTAAAAATTTTATAGTCTATGGGCTTGAACTATATGAGAAATCTATAACAGACGGGGTTACAGGTGCATTTTATAACTTTGAACATGCATTCAAAGAATATAATACAGTTGTTTTTAAAGGCGAATACCCCTTCCACGCAAGTACAAATATAAAAACGATAGAGAAAGTTTCTGATTTAGAACATGGAAATAAATTAATCATCAGTTATCCTTATTCAGCAAATGGTGAAAAATATTTAAACTTTGATGATATCATTGATGTGTGTGATTCTTTAGACATTCCTGTATTAATAGACATGGCATATTTTGGTATTGCTAAAGTTCCTAATATAAATGTTGATAGACCGTGCATTAAAATGGTAGCATTTAGTCTATCTAAAACATTTGCTACAGGCAAATGTAAGATAGGTTTATGTTATCATCGTGATGTTAAAAACACTCCCATGCAAGTTTTAAACGAATATGAATATGTAAATCATATATCTATCAATATACACATGCCTATAATTTCTAATTTTACTGCTGATTATATGTTTGACAAATACAGACATAAACAAGAATGGATAGCAAAAGTATTGGGATTAACAGCAAGTTCTACTGTATTCCTTTGTCATTCATATTCAAGTGAGTGGGATAAATTTAGTAGAAACAAACTAGTAAATAGAATAGGCATAGCACAATTGCTACAAAATGAAAATTTAACTAGTGAAGATATTATAAACGCAAAAAGAGTAGAGAACCCATGGTTATTAAACAAATAGATTTTCTTACTCTTAAGAATTATTGGTTAGAAGTTGACCATTTTAAAGATCCTAATAAAAAAATAGTAGAGATAATTAAAACATTGGGTCCTCATACTACACAAGAAGTTGACCCTATTAGGATAGCATATGGGTTATATGACAATGACAAGTTGATAGGTGCAACTCAACTAGTTAAATGGTCTACTGAATTAGTTAGATATAGAACACTAAACATAAGAAAAGAATACCGGGGTAAAGATTTAGGTTGGTATCTATTAGAATCTGCATGGAATACAGATTGGATACATCAAGGCAAATTATTTGGATGGGTCAGAGATACGCATTATGATTGGGCCATCAAACACAACTTTACTGAACTAGATGCTGCTTGGACAAACGACCATATTGCTATGGTCAAAATCATGCCTTAATCTCTACTACTAAATGAATTCTAGTTTCTTTAGAAGCATTTAATGCAGTATGTTTATATGTTGTGTCAGCCATATACCAAATATCTTGTTTCAAATGAAATACTTCATCTTCTATAATCATTAAACAACCTTCTTGCGTTTTGATAGGGTAGTGTAATCTACGTGAAGAATCTGTGTGCCAACTCAAACAAGTTTTAGGATTGATCATCATCAATCTAAATCTGCCAATATTAAATTTTTCCGCAACGGTATTGTAAACTTGTTCAAATAATGTATTTTTAAATTGACTACATAGAATAGTAAAATCAGAATCTTGAATTACATTTTCTTTTTTAGGAACCACTAACTTAAGTTCGCCGGACGAGGTAAGTTCTTCTTTTAAGTTTTCCCAATCATAAACTAAACTACCACAACCCAAAACATAATTATCAGGCTCATTTACGGTAGTATTCAAACATATTTGTCTAATATGCCATGCAATTGTTTTAGATTCTAATAATCTATTCAATTCGTTATGCAATTCTGTATATGCAGGAAGTTCAATTTCATTGAAGTATTTCATTTTATTAATCTTTTTGGTAATTTACTATCTGCACTACTAACACAATTAGGACTGATGCAAATCATAGGCCTATCAAATAATTTGAATCCAGTCTCTATGTTTCCCAATGGAATATCAGTACAGCTATAACTACGTTTTATATTACCATCTGGCTCTCTGATAACTATACCTTGAAATCCACTGTTGCACATCCAACCTTTAAAATTGTTGAATCCAAACGCATTGAATCTTTCTGCTTGATCCATATACCATTTTTTGCCTGTGCTGTCAGTAAACTCAACTTGCATATTTGCAGGAACTGATGCATCATTACTATTTAATGTATTTGGTGGCATTTGAAATTTAGGTATAGGTCTATCTTTCCAAATACGCTTAACTTCAGTATATGCACGTTGGGGCATACCATTGTGCAATTGTTTCATCTGTTCGTCGGTGTATCCACTAACTACATAGTTAGCAGTAGGATCACTTTGGGGCTTCAATGTCACATTGATACCTTGGTTGTGAAAAAATAATGCGTTATCATAATCTCTGTCGAACCATGCGGGAACCATAACCATGTTGATAGTTATCTGTACATCATGCTCTTGACAGAATATCAATTTGTCTGCAAAGTCTTGCATCTTCTCGGTTGTATCTAAGTGTTCGGTATGCAGACTTGCTGTAATACTAGCACGATGAAACTTCTTAGCATGTTCTACATACGTCTCAAACCATTTCATGTTTCTAGAACAATTACTAGTCATGTGTATACTAGTATAATTTGTGTTATCTACATCATCTGCTAGATACTTGAGTATATCTAGATAGCCAGGATGAAACGTAGGTTCACCCCCACTCAGGCTAAAATGAAAACTATTGAACCCGTTACCCCTAGCTTGTCGTTTAATCTCATCTATTGTACTTAAACATAATTCTGTAGGCCTATGGTCCTTCTTGTCGCTACGTGCGTATGGCCAGCAATAGCTACACTTGTAGTTGCAGAATCTACCTAATAACCAACTGACAGTAAACAAGTCACGATATAGTAGAGTGCGTTGTCCTACTTGCACTATATCCTTAAATGGTATTTTAGTAAAGTCGTATTCGCTATGTTTTAAGTCAGTCATTTAAAATTCAATAAAAAATTTGCCAATGGTTGATTGAAATCTTTTAATTCTATGTTATAGTAATTATCAAGTTTTTTTATACTATCTAAAAATTTATTCCATTCTACTTCATCATATGTATTTCTTTTAATAATCGAATTTATCATCAAACTTGCTTTTTCATTATGACTATTTGATTCTACAATCCAATCTAAATATTCTTTTGGGGCATATAAAATTGATAAATGCATTGGTGCTCTTAAAAAATCAATTGTTGTACTAAAATGTTTTTCTAACTTATTGATAGTATTGCCTAATGTATTAGCATTTAATAAAGTTATTACTGAATGTGTAAAAACATGCACATTTTTAAAAATGGTTCTGTATAAAATTGCATTGTTAAAAGTTTCTAAATATGAACCACCGTACCGTTGATAATCATTTGATTTATCAAAGCTATCTAAGCTAACACCTATCTCTAAATTTTTAAAAAGATTTAATTTTTCAATAATTTCTTTATCAGGAACGCATGATCCATTAGTTGCAATTTCTATAGTTACATCGTTTGGATTAGTACGCTCAATTAGATAATCAATAAACTTAATGAAATTTGGTGATACGAATGCTTCACCACCTAAAATTTTAACACGAGTTACTTTGGATATGTCAATATTGTCAAATTTATTAAATTTTGGTTCTAACTTTTTGTAAACTAAATCTCCTAAAAATTTATCTCTACTTTGTAATTTACTGCTGAATTTACTATCACACATTTTGCATTCTAGATTACAAATATTATCTACTGACATTTCAATATATCTTATTGAATCAAATTCTTCGGTACATTTTTCTCTTGATACATTATCTCGCATGTTTGCACGTTGTCGCATTGATAATTTTTTATTATCTTTGTTAACAGCGTTTTCCTCGTGATAGCATTTGTCACATTCTTTGCGAGGTATGCCATTTAACATATCTTTTCGCACTTGTTTTAGATAATCAGTGTTTAATCCTGAAATACCGTATTTTTCAAGTTGTTCAAATGTTATGGTATCACCACCCAACCACCTACAGCAAGGCTGTAATTTATTATCTAATCTTATGCAGACATGAGTCCAAAGTAACGAGCACCAAACATCTTTTTTATCGGTCATGATATTTTTATTTATTTATGTTAATTGACCCAAGACCTAATATACTTCTTTTATATTCAACCGAAACTTTTGGTAATTCAGCATCAGATAAAAACCAACTGCTACTATGCCATCTTTTAGTGTCAAATACCATTGCCGTTCCTATTTCCCATTTATATACACTATGAATTTTTAGATCGGCGAATTGTTTATAATTTTCAGTTTTTTTAGGATTGTATACTAATGATTCAGTATCATATTCCCATTTATCTCTATAGTTAAAAATTTCATAATTATCAACGTACCTCATCTCACCTTCCATATATTTTAATTTTCGAGGAACATCTGTTATTTTATTATAATTTACAGTGTATGGTTGTTTTGAATTCCACTCAAGTGGAATGATTATTCCTACTACTACATGACATTCTTGTTTTGCTGCTGTGTTCCAAACATTGGGAAATGCAGTGTAATCAGTATGTAATCCAACCGGTTGTCCTGAATGAAAATATTCCCAATGCCAATCATAGTCTCTTGCCAATGTATTGGCAAAATATTTAGTTAAATCTATTTTAGACTCTTTAGTAAGACTAATAAATTTATTAAAATTATATCTTCCAGCTGTTTCTACTTTTTCTGATTCTAAGAAAATTTTAGCCTCGTTCCTATAAAATTCAATATCTAAATCTATATTGTAGGAACCGTATATCATCTGCGTTCTTCTCTTTCAATCTTGTTTAATCCATTGTCGGTGCCACGCTCATCAAATATTCCTTCAATTAACATGCGTAATGGAGTTCTTACTCCAAATTGATGCTTCCCTGTATTATTATTGAGCCACCCTACATGGATACTATCTGCTTCTTCTAAGTTAAAATCATTACAGACTTTAGAATACAACTCACTATAATTACTCCACCAATAATCAGGTCCAAAGTGTCTCATTGATTCTACTCCTATCCACATATCACTAACATTGCAATATTCAAAATCATTCATAATACTAATTGGGCCTAATATTTTGTTGCGAGAATATCTAATTCCTATACGCTGACTCCCCATTGCCAATGCTTTGCTTAAACTTACACTAACGCTTTCTATTGCAGGATGTGTAACATCTAACTCAAAATTACGGCATTGTCCAAACCAAGCCCCGTCTATATGTACAGGTATTTTATTGACAAGACAATGATCTAACAACAGATCAAAATCAGTGTGATAATTAGTAGTGATACAACTTGGATAGCTTACTATAAAAACATCTCCAATACTCAATTCACTATAATGATTAATTTGTTTTACTTTAAAATCTGTTAATCTACGATGATATTTGTATTCACCAACGTAAGTAACAATGCGATTTCCGTATAATTGATGTAATTCATCAAGTTGATGCGTAGTTCCTAAAATTACATTCTGATGAGGTAGTGATTCTAACCCGATATATTTAACAAATTTATGAAGATTGATCCAATGATCAATCTCCATCAAGAAACTCTTTGCGTATTTAGCAGTATCTTTTGGATAATTTTTCATATCTAAAGTTGATCTAAATTTAGCAAATTTTGACAGATTCATAGGGCGCGCTCGGCGTGTACCCAACATATCAAAAGTTATATCTTCATATCTATTTACTTGCATCAAACATATCCTTAAATTGTGGTACAATTGTTCGTATATCTTGTCCACGTAAAGCATCTACTTTGTTTGTAAAAGTTATAAACTCATTTAACCATTGATCACTATAATCTTCTGAATTCATAAATTTAGTAACACCATTTGATATTTTAATAAATTCTTTTTTAACATGATCTGTCATGTCAGTTGAATTAATCCAATCAATATACATTTGATAATGTTCTACTACTTGTTGTTTTAAATGTGCCGGCAGAACTTTAATATTGAAATGTTTTGGAGCATGGCACATGTGATGCGACACGATAGGTCTGTAATCTTTGGTAGGATTAAATTTAGTTAATCCACTAGTAGTTAATTTCCATTTCATAAACTCTGGAAAATGAAATACATTATATGGTGTTACTGTAAGTGCAAACCATGCTTTTAATTTTATGTTTTCATTATTGTTTAGTTTCATCATGTTATTATAAACTTGATCAAAATTTGCAGGGGTTCTTTGGTAGTTAAACACTTCACCAATTCCGTCAATGCTAGCTCCTATTCTAATCTCTTTAAAATTTTCCCATAATTTTACTAATTTGTTTGGAAGAATTGTTAGATTGGTATTGTATTCTAATCTAATGTTTTTTGCATTACCGCTAGCCACCAAACGTTCAATACTTTCTAGATGCTCATCAATTATCAATGGTTCACCACCGACTATATATAATTTGTGTGCAGTGGTAGCATATTTTTCAAAATTTTCCCAATACTTATCATTATTTTGAAACCAATCGTATTGACCAGTTGTCCATCTACCATCTTGATTTTTTACCAATTGTACTTTATCATGCGTGTCCATATATGATGTTGTATTTCGTAATTCCACAAAATCATTGTACCATTGATGACTGTCAGTAGGTCCACACATGCGACATTTAAGATTGCAAAAATTTCCATACCTTATGTCGATAAAATTAATATCTTGTTTACTTGTATCTAAAGTACCATCTTCTTCAGTCATTGATTTTGCTTTTTCTAAATCAATAAAATTTCCAAGCCACTTTCCCCAATCCTCAGCTTCATATTCTCTACGTGAACGAATACCGTTTGTTTCTTCTTGTCGGCAACGTTCACATTCTGGATTCCACTCGCCTTTTAACATGCTTGCTCTAACTTCTTTCAATAGACTAGCGTTACGTGCTTCGTTCCAATCATCTTTGCCTGCATTGTAAGGGGTACCGTCATCCTTACGCATAATTCCTTTTTTAGGACTATAACTATTTGTATTACAGCAAATGCGTAAATCACCATTGTTTCTTAAATTAATACTGTTCCAAGGAAGTGGACAGAATGTTCCATTACTCATTAAATGTATCCTTTTTGTTTTTAACGACATAAACCCCGTACGGGTCGTATCGTTCTATTTCATACAGTTCTAATGCTTTATTTATTATTGGTTTATGACTGTGAGCATGTCTGCCAATAATAAGTTTAGGACGTAATAATAATGCATGATCAATTAAATTTTCATGCATCATTTTTTTATCATCTGCTCCTAATATTATTACATCATGTTGTGTATTGTAATTATAAAAGTTATCATGTATTACAGTTAAGTTAGTATGTCCTTCTTGCAGTGAATTAAAAAACTCCGGGGTGTTTCTTTTATTGATAAATTTTTCATCTCTAAAATAATTGATATAATTTCTAGGACCAGATGCTTCTTTGGTAAACATAAAATCAATTTGTCCTTCCCATATATCCAATACAGTAATTTGTGCATCAGTAAAGGTTTGACACAAACTCCACGTTAATCTTCCAGTAAAACATCCTACCTCAAGTATATTATAGTATTCACCTTTACCAATGATATTGCATATCGTTTCACATTCTTCCCGGCATGCATATCCTGGAATTTCGTTATTAAATTTAAAATTCATATTATTTCATCACTCTCTCAAACAAAGGAAATACTTGCAAGAATTTATCACTCCATCCTCGCTGTGCATTTATTAAATTGATGTATTCTTTAGTTTCGGGCAAACGTTGACTCCAATCCTCAGAATTCATAAAATTAATTATCCCTTTAAATCTTTTTATGCCATATGGGTTTTCTAAAAATGTTTCTTTAGATATCCCTTGTTCAGCTACCCCAGTAAATTTGTTCCAGTTTTCATCTATCCATGGATAGAACTCGTTTTCATATTTTTCAGTAATAGTCTTTTTAACACTAGCTGGCAATACTTTTACATTGAGTTGAGGTGGCCAATAAGCAAAGTGCATATTTATTCCACCTGCACCCAAAGGCCAGCGATTAATCTTCTTGAATCCTTGCTCTATTTTCCATTTAGTAAACTCTGGGATAGTACCTACATTTAATGCCATGAGCGTAGTCGCTGTGGTAATTTCTATTTGGGGTGCAGTATTGTCTAATTTCCAAAATACTTCTTCTTGGTGTTTCCAGTTACTAGGGTATCTTATATAGTCATTTTGTTCCCCGTATGCATCTATACTATAATGAAATCTAATTCGTTTGAACTCTTTCCAAAGGTCAAATAAATTATCACGCCATTCAACTGCATTTGAGTTATAACGTAATTCTATATTTTTAGCATATCCCCTTTTAATACATTCTTCAAGCAAATCATAGTGTTCTTCGATTATCAAACTCTCACCGCCGGCAAAGTATAATTGATACATATGTGGAATTTGTGCGTATAAATCATTCCAAAATTTTGGATTATTTTTATGCCAATTATAACTAGCACCGTCGTTCTGTCCTTTGTTTTCCCATTGACTTGTGTTTTTTAATTTATCATTTTGTATCTTTGGAAATATAGAGTTCCATTCTTTGATCCAACCAGAACTATCATGCGGGCTACACATAACACATGCTAATTGGCATTTGCTTCCCATACGCAAATCAATATAACGTATCTTTGGTGGAATCTTACCATTGGCATCAGTCTCGTCTATCAATTCATTTAAGTTGAATCTGTCAGCCCAATAATTAGTTTCCCAATTACGTTTGCTTAGATGACCTGCATCTTCTTCCTTGTAGCATTTTAAACAACTTGCCGGTTTTTCTCCTCGCAGCATCATCTTGCGTACATTACGCATATAGCTAGAGTTCCATGCTTCTTCTAGACTGGTATGATTAAAGTTAGCAGGTATTCCATCATCGTTTCGCACTACTCCAACCTCTCCTCCGCCAATCTTTAAATTAGAATCAGGGTCTTGCACAGAACTAGCATTACTAGTACAACAAGTACGCATCTTGCCATCTGGTCTACTACTTAGATGCATCCATGGTAAAGCACAAAAAGTAGGTGACAATTTTGCTTTATCTGTCATATTGTGAACTTACTACATCAAATTCTTTTGTGCATTTCATAGCACATACTTTTAATTTGCCTTCACTACAGCTTGGTTTATTCCAACTATTCTCTATATCTTCAAATATCCCAGTTGAAAATACATGTTCTAAACCAAACAATTTTACATTCAACGAATCTTTGCCCCCTGCTTTTTCAATGAATTCCCAAATCTGTTCAGCTTTGGGGTTTTCTTGCCACCACTTATACATTCTACTAGCAGTCCAACAACAAGGCAATACTATGCCTTCGGCGCTAATATACATACTGCCTTCATTTTTTACTTTGCATGTAATTTCTGCAACATCATAGTATTCATCCATTGAATTATATTTTTTAATGATATTGGTTTGATTTTTGAGTACTGAATTTTGTAAGTGTTCTGCTGGTTTTTTAATTTCTATGGTTTTTTCACCTTTGCGATTTACTGCTTGGTGAGACTCTTTTGGAACCGTGTTCGAACTTAAGAATCTTGCACTTTTTTTAACTACAAATTTTTCAAATCCCCATTGTTCTGACAATAGTTTTGCTTGTTCGACTTGGTGTTGATTATGTTCAAATACTAAAAAATCCCATCTTGCCCTGCCCCCTGCACTAATAAAGGCATGCATGGACCGTTCAACAATATGCCATTGCACATTTTGCCTATATAAATGGTTAGTATCTTCTAACCCATCTACGCTAAAAATAACAAATCCTTTTCTATTAATTATTTTAGCTAATTTAGTCCACCAATCTATATCTCTGGCGCCCGCATTAGTATTCATAGTTATAAAAGTTTTAGGATTGTGTTCACGAATATATTCCAGCACTGCTAATGTATCTTCGGCTATAATAGGGTCACCGTGATTGCCGCATAGTTGCATACTTACTAATTGTGAAATAAATTCAGGGGACATAATTTTTTTTATGTCAACTAGTGATAATTCGCTTAAATCTAAATGTGGATTTATACTTCCCCCATTCATGTTTCTATCACACATACTACAAGCAGCTTGGCAACGCTGTGTTATTTCTAAATGAACGGCTTTTATATCTGATAATTTGTACATATGTTCTCTTATTTGTATTTTTTATGTCTTGTTGCACCGCAATAAATACTATTAGTATTTAACGTCTTTTTAGCATGGGGTATATAAAATACTTATTAAACTGTTATAGAAATAATAAGTTAATGATAACCTATTCTCATGTATCTAGTGTAATCTGGCAAAATCAATTCACCTTCGTATAGTACAATAGACATGGGTGTTTGAATTCTAAATTCTTCTAAACTATTGGAACAATTTACATGTTCTTCTATTTCAGTGAAGTTATTAGTTTGAAGTATAACTATTTTACCACTGGGTATTTTATTGTACCAAACATCAAAATCTTCTATATGTTCACAGCTAGTGTTGATGATAGTATTTGCAGAATCAGTTAATTCTAATTTGCTACCGTCATATCTATGTGTTATGTAACTAAAATTTTCATAAATTAAATTTTGTATATCTAATGTTCCTGCTTTAAATTTCCAGCTGTTTTTTACTCTTTCTCTGTTTATAGTTTCTGCTATTCTTTCACATGATGGGTCAATATCAAAGCTACGAATCTTATCTATTTTACAACTGCTATCAAATAGCATTGCTGCTAAGGTGGCATACCAACCGGCGCATAAAAAAATAGTTCCCAAATCTAAATTTAATTTTTCTAACTCAGATACTAACCATCGTTTACTTTTTAATTGTCCCCAGCTTAGTGCATCAGATAACTCTGCCCCTTCGTTGTCAACTGCATTGCGTAATTGATTGAACAGGCTATTATTGGTAAGAACAAACATTCTTCCAAAAACATCTTTATCATCAGTCCAATTTATTGGCATCAAATATTTCCTTTAACCAAACAAAGTCATTGATTTTTTTCAACGCTTCTAGATTACCTATGTTACTTTCACCGTACTTTTTACCGGCAGTTGCCCCAGTGATAGCATAGTACCCGTGTGGTCTATCAAGACCTATCATACACCAAATTCGTAATCTTTCTATTGTTTCACTATCATTCTGTCTGTCAATTACTTTGCTTGACAACTTACAGCATTCTCTGAAAGCACTACGCCAAGCACTAAATGGATCAGTATTGAAACTTGTTATGTTGCTTACCTCAAAGACAGGCTTATACTTAGTGCTGATACTTGTGGTCATGTCAGGCTTACTCATGTCCATGTTAAGAGTCATTTCTCTAGGGAATAGTTTGACTCCTCCAAATCCATACTCTAAATCATTGACTGGATTCTTACTACGCCAAACGTGAACATGATCCATCTTGTTTGGATGCACGATATAATCAAAATGAAAGTTCTTGTTTATGACAGCATCACCATCAACTACCCAGAACATCTTAGTACGTGCTAGTTTAGCAGCAGCAACATGTGCATTGTGTATTCCTTTAACACCGTCAACTCGTTTTGCTCTTGGAAATCTACTTTTAAGATTAGACCAATTTTCTTCAGCGTTGGGCTCATTGTAAGTAACCATAACAATGTCATACTCATATTCGTTGATAGTATCAACTGAGTGTATTGTTTTAAGTTGTCTATCAGGATTGAACTCTATGCTTTTAACAAATTTGCTTTGTTCACTGGTAAATGGTTCACATATTGGGATAATGTGACCTAAAGTTTTACATTCGTTTATTGCATCCATTACCGACATTTGTTCAACTGTAGAGTTATACAATTCATTTAAGTAATCAAAATCACGTACTTGAGTATAGTCCCAATTTGTATATTGTGTTTTATAGCACCCTTGTCTAGCACCTAATATAGCCCATATCCCATTGTCAACATCTATACCAGTAGTCATCCAAATACGCAATCGGTTCAGATTTCCTATGTTTAAGTCAGATAAATCATCGACTTTGTTTCCATTGTCTAAACTCATTTTTACTCCCTCACGGAATCCAGATCGCCAGGCTTGTAATTTGCTAGTATTATTATATACTACTGAATAAGATTTATCAATTGCCATATAATTCAGTGCCCAGCAGAAATCCACTTGAGTCTTGGGGTCATTTGGTTCTGCATTTTCATGTGTACGCATATCAAGTATTGCTTGCACTGGCCAGCATTTGATTCCGCCGTTGCCATATAATAATCCGTTGATTATATTTCTGCTAGGCCAACTAAAAACTGTTTTAGATTCATCTACTGAATCATCAAGTGTGAGTATTTGATGTAGAAAATTTTCATCAATGATGTTATCGCCATCTATAATATTAACTCTTTCGGTGCTGGTGTATTTTGCTATTTCTTTGTGTGCAGCGTCACTACCTTTGATTCCGTGTACACGCCTAGCATATGGAACTTTTTTTAACAAATTTTCCCAATTTGCTTGTGCATTAGGCTCATCATAGCTAAGATAGACAATCTCGTATTTGTAGATTTTAAATTCTTTACTCATACGAATATTTAATGTATATTAGGATGTGTTGTATTTTTGTGTTTTGGGTAAACTGAAGGTTGACTTCAACACAAAACTACTATATAATACACACATAAACGCAAAAAACACTATGTAATTTGCAGTTATTTTTAACCAGGACTAAATAGAATACTATGATGAATAAAACTTGTTACATGCCGAAACATACGGGACTATGGTCTATAGAGACCTTAGCGGCCTTTGCGGTATCATATCCTACAAGTATTCGCGGGAATGATAACCAAAGAGGAGCCCGGGGAGAGGAATAACTAGTTACATCATAACAAAATTTATTCAACCCCTGGGAAACTAAAAAGTCTCAGGGGTTTTTCGTTGTGTAAAAACAACAAGCAGAATTTACAGTAAATGGATACTCTGCTATAATAAGGGTTAATTAAGAAGCAACTACAAAGTTGCGTAGTGGAGAGTTAGATAGTGTGTATAGGTAACGAGGACCTAGTCTGCACTTAAAACATGGACGAACGGGCGGCCTACGGGATGAAGTCTCTTTTGTGAGATGAAAAATCGTAGCGTATTGAAACATATTAGAACACGCCCCTAGTAGCAGTAGCGAATCAAGGGTGTAATGTTGAGTGTGTTTCAATACACACATTCGAAAGAGTGTGTTAATAAACATGTTGGGGTGTCGCCTAGTGGCCTAAGGCAACGGTCTTTGAAATCGTCATCATGGGTTCGAATCCCATCTCCCCTGCCAAATTTATTCCGTAGAATCCGAGCATGGTGCACGGACTTGACTGTTAATCAATGACTAGCTGGGATCGTTACCCAGATACGGAGCCAGTTTTATGCGTGGTTAGTTTAGCGGAAAAATCAAACGTTGCCAACGTTTAGTCAAGGGTTCGACTCCCTTACCCCGCACCAAGTTTCGGAGATGTGATGTAATGGTAGCATAGCAAAGCAAAAAAATTATTCTGACAAGAATAAGTTCTGCAATCAACTAGCTATAACTCTGTAAAAGTTCTTGTCCGCGGTTCGAATCCCGGCATCTCCACCAATATTATACCTGGTTAGTTCAGCGGAAGAACGTCTGCCCGATTAGCGGAATGTCGTAGGTTCGACTCCTACACTAGGTACCAGTTTAAGGATAGGTTCTGCAAATAACTCAGATCACTCAAATTGTTTATTGTCCTGATCGACAAAACTATCCTGTTATTTTATATTCCGTGAGGCAGCTGGCGTGGCCGATAGTCCTTCAAACTATTGAGATGGGATCAAAACCCATACGGAATACCAATCAATGCGACCGTAACTCAGCTGGATAGAGTACTAGGCTACGAACTTAGGAGTCGGGAGTTCGAATCTCTCCGGTCGCACCAATTTGCTCTTTTAGTATAAAGGTATTATAATACATTGGTAATGTATAGACGCTGGATCGTTACCAGCAAGGAGCACCATATAAGAACACATTGCTTGCCTGACTGCAAAAGTCGTGGTAAACTACAAGAGAAAGGGGTTCGAATCCCCGGGACTGGTAGTGTGTTTCTATATGGTAATATAGCATAGTGGCTAATGCAACTGCTTCATACGCAGTCTATCGTTGGTTCGAGTCCAACTATTACCACCAAGTTTGGCCAATTAGCTCAGTGGTAGAGCACCGTCTTGATAAGGCGGGGGTCGATGGATCGTTCCCATCATTGGCTACCAAATTATTTTCATGGGCTGCTAGTATAATGGGATTACCCTAGCCTTGCACGTTAGTTATCGGGGTTCGATTCCCCGGCGGTCCACCAAGTTATCTCTGAGTAGACGAATCGGTAAAGTCGTCCTTATTAGTAGGTCAAAAAGGTTGGTTCAGACCTTGGTGGTTCAATCCCACTCTCAGGGGCCAAGTTTATGGGTTGTCAAGGATGGTCTCATGCACGGTGAATAGCCGTAGGAGCATTATCGAGTGTGCGCCACCGCACTCTTGGTCTGACAAGGGTTCAAGTCCCTTACAATCCACCAAGTTTTATCTGTGTGTGAGAAAGTCTGGTTAATCTACTCGCCTTGGAAGTGAGAAATCGTAGGTTCAAATCCTACCGCACAGACCAGTTAATGGGGAATACGCTTCAAGGTGAAGCAACTGTATTCTGTATTAGAATATGTACCGCAAAATCAAACTTGATTGGTTCGATTCCAATATTCCCCACCAATTTATGGTAACCATAGTGTAAAGGTTTAGCACCTCGCTCTGTGAAAGCGATAGAATGGGATCGTTCCCCATTGGTTACCCCAACATTTCAACATCCGACCTAACGCTGGCAACAGAGGAAGTTCGGGACACACGCAAAAGGCGAATAGGAGATATTATGAAAGCCCTGTACCGCAAGTATAATGATCGCACACATAACTCTAGTACCTACCATAAAAAGGACGGTACTCAAGTTCGTGCGATTCTTAAAGAAGAACTTCGTAAAATCGTCAACACTACCGTGACATGCCG